ACATATCCGCTATGTTGGATATGTGTTTAAAAGCAATATGATAAGCATTAACAGCACTCCTAGAAATGGACTGCGAGTGAATAGGCAACCACTCGTTAAATAGTTGCCTTAATGTAATGGTATTGCGTTGTCTACGTTTTAGCATAACAGCGTAACGGCGCATAATTTCACCTCCGAAAGGATACGACTATGAATCAATATGTATTTGTGTTAAACGAAATGGGCGAACGAATTACGTCCTATGTTGATAATACTGTAACGCAAGAGCAGTTGTTAGCAACTGCGAAACAAGAATGGCCAGACGCAGAGGATTATATTTACTCTGCAGATGGCGACAGCATGCTTGATGAATTTATGAAAGGTAAATTCTATGTAAACGGCAAGTTCGTTGAACCGCAGGCAAAAGAGCCTACTAAGGCTGATAAAATCGCCGAAATTAGAAATTATTACAACGAGCGTTTTGAAACATTAGAACAAATGCTTTTAAGACGCCGACTAATTAACGGCGATATCACCGACTTGCAAGAACAATTTAAAAAACTCAATCAAGAAATGGTGTTAAAAATTAAGGCGGTGAAATAATGGAAGCATTTGAAATTAAAAGCGACATCCCGGTAATGAAGTTCTGCGAATTTTGCTATGCTACTTTAAACGAAGATGGGACTTGTCCTACAGAGGGCTGTATCCATAACGACTTAATGGAATTGGACGAGGGAAACGAAGATGAAACTACCAGTCCTACACAACTTTAATGCTATCAAAGGGGAAGTGATTTCTCTTAGCATCGGTTATAACAATGTTGTTGCAAGTGAAAGTTTGTTCGCCTGTGTTCGTAAATATTCGCCGGACGAAGGCTATAAAGCAAAGTTCGATATTGATGTGTCTACTGAAGACCTAGAGAATGATGAGGCGTCTAAAATCACTCTTTCGCTTGATACAAACGCTTTAGAAGTCGGTAAATACCAATGGGACTTATTTATTTGGAGTGGCGACCACCCTATTAAATGTCTAGTTAAAGGACAAGTTAATATAGTCGAAGGCGTTAGCAATAGGGGGAAATGATATGAACGATGAGAATATTCATATAAAGGATCCTGATGATGATAAAATTATAGTAAAAGATAATACTCAGATTGTTAAATTGCAAGGTCCACAAGGCGACCCTGGGCCACAGGGGCCTCCTGGTCCTCCAGGACCGAAAGGAGAACCTGGTCGAAATGGTATTGACGGAATAAACGGCGAACAAGGGGGACAGGGGATTCAAGGGCCACCTGGTAAAGATGGAAAGCCATTTACTTATGACATGTTCACACAAGAACAATTGGAGAGTTTAAAAGGCCCTAGAGGTGAACAAGGGCCACCAGGACCTCCTGGCACTGGTGCTAATGTAGATTTATCGCCGTATGCAACTAAACAAGATGCAGATAATCTGTATCTAAAAAAAGTTGATATAAGAAATTACATTACTATGCTAGGCGACCCTAAATATGCATTAAAAACAGAGCTAAACGATTATTTATCTAAAACAGATGCGACTAATAATTACGCTCAAAAGGGTTGGGCTACTCAAACATTCGCCTATAAGAACGATTTAGGTACTTTCATTAAGAAAAACGAGATTGGCCAATATGCATTAACACCTGGCGATGCTTCTACTCGTTACGTTAATAAACTAGAGGGGCAGTCCTTCGCTCAAAAATCTGAATTAAGTGAGTATGTTAAGAAAGCAGAAATTAATCAGTATGCATCAAGT